TCCGCAATCCCGCTTTCTTTCGCGCAGTGAGCCTGATCGCCAACTCGATCGGTATGCTGCCGCTGAACCTGATCGAGAAGGAGACCAAGGAGAAGGCGACGGCGCACCCGCTGCATCGCCTTCTGCACCGCAAGCCCAACGATTGGCAGAGCGCCTTTGACTTTCGCTCCCTGATGCAGCTCCGGGCTCTGGTTCATCGGAACGCGTATGCGCTGATCGTCCGCTCCCGCGACCTCCAGACAGGGCGCGACAAGATCATCCGCCTCGTGCCGCTGTGCCCGAAGCGGATGGAGGTGACCCTCAACGAAAACTGGACGGTCTCCTATAAGTATCAGCCCAAAACCGGGGGCAGAATTGCCTATCAAGCTAAGGATATTTTTCATCTTCGCGGTTTGTCGCTTGATGGCCTCAATGGTTTCTCTCTGGTGGAACAGGCGAAGGAGGCAATTGGCCTCGCGCTGAGCGCCGAACTCGCAGCTGGTCGCCTGTTCAAGAACGGCGCTTTTGTGGGCGGCGCCCTGCGCCACAAGGGCAAGCTCTCCGATCCGGCTTTCGAGCGCCTTAAGGCGAGTTTGTCTGAGAAGGAAGGCGCAGAGAACGCTGGCAAGAACCTCATCCTTGAGGAGGGAATGGAATATCAGCAGTTCGGCCAGAATGCGCGTGACGCGCAGATGACCGAGCTCCGCAAGCTTCAGGTTGAGGAAATCGGCCGCGTCTCGGGGGTCCCGCGCCCTCTTCTGATGGTCGATGAAACCTCCTGGGGCTCCGGCATCGAGGCTCTGGGGCAGTTTTTCGTCGCCTATGCCCTGAACCCCTGGTTTGAGGCATGGCAACAGTCGATCGAGCGTTCGCTCCTCACGGATGAGGAGGCGGATCGCTACGAGGCCAAGTTCAACCCGGGCGCTCTTCTGCGCGGCTCCATGAAAGATCAGGCTGACTTCCTTGCCAAGGCCCTCGGATCGGGCGGGCACCAGCCCTGGATGCACTACGACGAGGCTCGCGAGCTTCTTGACATGCCCGAGCGTGAGGCCCCGCCCTCGCTCATGACCCAGCGACAAACTCCAGCCCCTGAAGACGGGAACAGCAATGCGTAACCACCGAAACCTTCGCGTTTTCGCCAAGGCTCGCCCTGGCGCGATGCCGCTTCCCGCTCGCCGGGATGTCTCGGCGCTCACCAAACCCCAGGTTTTCGACCGCTGGTCGGAGGATGCGGCCGGGATCCGTGCGCTCGAGCGCGGTGACAACGTGATTTCGATGTTCGAAGCCATTGGTGAGGACTACTGGAGCGGCGGCGGTGTCACGGCGAAAAAGGTATCATCGCAACTTCGTGCAATCGGTGACCGCCCGGTCGAAGTGCAAATCAATTCGCCCGGCGGCGACATGTTCGAAGGGATCGCGGTCTACAACGTCCTGCGCGAGCACCCGCAGCCGATCACAGTGAAGATCATGGGCATGGCCGCCTCGGCCGCCTCCATCATCGCGATGGCGGGCGACACGATCGAGATCGGGGCCGCCTCCTTCATCATGATCCACAATTGCTGGGTGCTGGCGATCGGAAACCGCCATGACATGCGCGAGACAGCGGACTTCCTTGAGCCGTTTGATCAAGCCATGGTTGAGGTCTATGCCGCCCGCTCCGGACAAAAGTCAGAGGACATCGCTAAGTGGATGGATGCTGAGACCTTCATGTCCGGCTCCCAGGCCATCGAACGCGGCTTCGCTGACGCTCTCCTCGCCGCCGACAAGCTGACGACCGACACCGACGCGCAGGCGCAGGATCGGAGCGTCAACGAGCTTCGTGCCATGGAGCTGCAACTGGTTTCTGCAGGCCTCACGCGCTCACAGGCGCGGGACCGCATCAACAAGATCAAGGGCACGCCCGGCGCTGCCATTGACCCCGCTGTTACGCCTGGCGCTGACAGCACCGACTACTCCGGCCTAGCCGGGCTTCTTGCAACCCTGAAATCGTAAGGAGAGACATTCATGTCTCGTTTCGTGCACTGCTTCATGGTCGCGGCACTGGCTGCCGTTGCCATGTTCTCCATCTCCGACGCAGCCTTCGCCATGGGCGACGTCGTCCAGGCCGCCTCGTCTGTTTCTGCCGTCGCCCCGCTCGCCCTCGTGGCAGCCGGTGCGGTCAGCTTCCCCCGCGCCATCACGGCCCTCGGCGTTCGCGCTGATGTCTCTGACCCAAAGGTCATGATTGGCCAGCTTCAGGCAGCATTCGAGGAGTTCAAGAAGAGCCACGAGGAAAAGCTCAACAGCAAGGCTGACGTTGTTCTGGACGAGAAAGTCCAGCGCATCGACGCTGCTGTCGGCAACTTCCAGGCGGCCATCGATGAGATGAACGCCAAGCTCGCTGCGGCCAGCATCGGCTCTGGCGTCATTGGCGACATGCCGGCCACGGATCCGGAGTATGTGAAGTCCTTCAAGGCTCACATGCGCAAGGGCGACGTGAATGCCGCCATGCAGAAGGGCACCGCCGCCGATGGCGGCTATCTCGCTCCGGTGGAGTGGGACCGCACCATCACCGACCGCCTCAAGCTTGTCTCTCCGATCCGCCGCTATGCCACCGTGCAGAACATCTCGACGGGCGGCTTCAAGAAGATGTTCAACGACCGCGCTGTCGGTTCCGGCTGGGTCGGTGAGACGGCTTCCCGTCCTGCCACCAGCACGCCGCAGATCGGTCAGCTGGACTTCGTTCCGGGTGAAATCTACGCCAACCCGGCTGCCACGCAGCAGCTTCTTGATGACGCTGCGGTGGACATCGAGCAGTGGCTCGCCAACGAGGTCGACACCGAGTTCGCCCGTCAGGAAGGCATTGCCTTCGTCGCCGGTGACGGCGCCAACAAGCCGCACGGCTTCCTGACCTACGCGGAAGGCGGCACGGCGGCAACCCGCCATCCGTACGGCGCCATCGATGTGATCGACAGCGGCAACGCCTCGGCATTCACCTCGGATGCGATCGTTGATCTGGTCTATGCCCTCCCGGCAATGTACTCGGCCAACGCCCGCTTCTTCGCCAACCGCCTTTCCTTCGGCGCCTTGCGCAAGCTGAAGGACGGGAATGGCAACTACCTCTGGCAGCCGTCCTTCCAGGCTGGCCAGCCGGCCACGCTGGCAGGCACGGAACTGGTCGACGTGCCGGACATGCCAGCCGCTGCTGCCGGCAACCTGGCTCTGGCTTATGGCGACATGGCCGAGACTTACCTCGTGATCGACCGTCTTGGGATCCGCATCCTGCGCGACCCCTACACCAACAAGCCCTTCGTGCACTTCTACACCACGAAGCGCGTCGGTGGCGGCGTGAAGAACCCCGAGGCCATGAAGCTGATGCGGATCGGCACTGGCGCCTAATCAGCTCCATAGCGACGACAATCAGGGCCCCTTCTCGGGGCCCTTTTTGTAGGTGGACTTTTCACCCCTTCGAAGGAGAAAACCCATGGCTACCAAGAAGACCCAGGCTCCTGCCGAGCCGAAGACGGGGCAGAAGCAGGCGAACGTCGCCCCGGCGACCGAGTTCGACCCGTCTGGCGCTCCGGTCCAGACTGTTGCTGATGTGGATCCGTCCCATCCTGCGGTCGATGACAATCCTCGCGCCAACACGACGGAGGAGCAGAACCGCATCGACTTCAACGACCCGACCATCAGCGGTCAGGAAGCCGTTGAGAAGAGCCTCAAGCAGCAGGGCAAATAACCTATGGCTAACGTCGTCATCACCCAACTCGGCCCGCTCTACACCTTAGCGGAGGTGAAGGCCTATCTGCGCGTCGAGCACGGTGATGACGACGCGCTCATTCAGACCCTGATGAATGCCGCTGAGCGTCAGGTTCTGCAGTATTGCAATATCAGCATCGTGCCGCCCGGCGCCGAGGGGGCCTTCAAGACGGCTGCCATGATGGTTGTCGCGGGCGACTACGACCTGCGCGGGTCGGCTTCGGGCGTCATCCCGCTCGGCGCCCGCGAGAAGATCGATCCCTACCGCTGGCTGCGAGTTTAGATGAAGAACGCCCTGGCTGAGGTGCTGTCAGGATAACCTCAACCAGGGCGCCAGCAAAGGGTAAGGTCCCTCGCACCGACCGAGCTGATACACTACGCGCCCGGTGAGAGCATAATGACCGAGCCCGGTAAACATTTGGTGTTTGTAGTGGGGCGCCCCAGCCGAGCGAAATACGCTCGAAATCTCAGCTGGGGCGCTGGTGGCTTCCTTACGGTCAAAAGCAAACCACGAGTAAGAGGATAAACCGTTCTACACGCCTCTCAACGTCCCAGAAGGCGAGGCAGGCAGCCCCGGAAAATCCGATCTGGCATGTGGGTTAGTCAAGAATGATGACGCCCCAGCTGAGGTGATCGGGTTCAGGGATCCTCAGCCAGGGCGGCTGCGCTCCTGGGGGCAAGAGCGCACGAGCGCATAAGGCTCGCTAACCGTGGCCATATTATGGATGTTCGAAAGGCCCTAAGCCTTCTTGCTGGCCCTTCGAACAGGCAAGACTACCCTGTCCAAGCAAAGGGCGAATGTCACAGCGAACCCGGCAGTGATGACGGCAAGAGCAAAGGCAACGCAGAAACGCAACATCGGGCAGGAAACCGCTGAGAGACCACCGTATAGGGACAAACTTTCGCAGGCCTATCAAGCGCAATTCCGTAGCCGTCACACTTCGTGCCCGCACTGAGGCCTTTGTGCACCACTCATCACGTTCTCCTCCTAGGAAGTCAGAATGCCCACAGCAGGACAGCTTCGCGACCGCATCACCTTTCAGAAACGCGGCACGGTCGATGACGGCTACGGCAACGAGGTTTCCGGGCCTTGGGCCGACGTTTTCACGGTTGCCGCCAACATCGCCCCGGCTCGTGGCCGTGAAGAGGTTCTCGCTCAGCGCCTGCAGGGCGTGCGGCCGGTCGAGATCGAAGTGCGCTGGTCCTCGCAGACGGTCCAGATCGCGCCGGAATGGCGGGCTGTGAACGCTCGCAAGCCCTCTGAGATCTACAACATTCACGACATCCGCGATCCTGACGGCAAGCGGGCGTGGAACATCCTCACTTGCACCTTGGGAGTCCCGACATGAGCAAGATGGTCCGATACACCAAGCGCTTCGACTATCGCCCCCGCGCCTCGGTCGTCATGGCCCGCACAGCCGGCGATGAGGTGAAGATCACCGAGGCCGAATACGAGGCCGCCAACGCAGCCGGAGCCGTGGAGATCATCAATGGCGAAAGTGCAGAACAGGGAACGGCTTCTTCGGAAGCTGGCGGCCCTGCCACAGAAGGCACGGCAGGCAATCGCTCCCGCAATCGAGCAAGGGGCTGACGAGATCGTCGCCATGCAGAAGCGCCTCGTGCCGAAAGACAGCGGGGCGCTTGAGCGGTCGATCAAGGTGGTGAAGGGCAACTACACGCCCGACAATGCCAACGTTCGCGGTGTCGGCGGGGCTGGGGCAGGTGATCCGGATCTGACGGTGCGCGTCGTCGCTGGTAACGCCGAAGCGTGGTACGCGCGCCTGGTTGAGTTCGGTACGGCCCCGCACGAGAACAAGGGCAAGTTCGCCGGCACAGATCACCCCGGCACGAAAGCCCAGCCTTACTTCTTCCCGGCCGTGCGGGCACTCCGCAGGCGCGTGAAGGCCCGTATCACCCGAGCCACGAAGAAAGCCGTCAAGGAAGTCGCCGGTTCATGAGCGTTGAGGCAGCACTGCAGAAGGCCATCGTCGGCCGCCTTAAAGGCGATGCGCCCTTAACGACTCTTGTGGCGGGTCGCATCTATGACCGCGTGCCGGCCGGTGCGCCCCTGCCTTATGTCACCATCCGCAACATTCAGGCGGTGGACGACGGTGCCGAATGCATCACCAGCCAGGAGGTCTTTCTCGACCTTGATGTTTGGTCGAACGCGGTCGGCAAGGTTCAGGCCTCGCAGACGGCCAGCGCCGTTCGTCGGGCTCTGCACGAAGCCCCTCTCGTCCTTGATGAGCCTCACGCGCTCGTCGAGATCATGCACCGCGACACGAACATCGGGGACGGTGGGGACGACCTCCTCACCCGCGCCCGCATGACCTTTCGCGCTCTCGTCGAGAGCGTCTAACCCCTGCCACATGAAGGAGAAACACCATGGCGCAGGCCACTACCCTTCCGTTCTCTGCGTTCAAGGTGATGCTCGAGACGGCCACTCCCAACACCTTCGCAGCCCCCTGCGGACTGACGGAGCGTTCAGTCACCTTCAGCAAGGAGACGAACGACACCACCTCGATTGACTGCGAGGACGAAGATAAACCGGCATACGTTGACCGGGATGTCGTATCGCTTTCGGTGACTATTTCAGGCGAAGGCGTTATGGCCCGCGAGAGTTTGCCGCTCTGGTGGAGCGCGTTCGAGACCACTGACCCAGTAAACGTCAGAATTGAGGTGTCTGGAACGGCAGCTCAAGGCGGCGGATACTGGAGCGGAGCCTTCCACCTTACTAGCTTTGAGCCTGGGGCAACTCGTGGGGAAAGGGCAACAGTATCTGTTGAACTTCAAAGCTCTGGTGCTGTAACATGGACTGATGCAGCCTAAGAGCAAATCAACGATCCTCTGCCAACGGTGTGATACCGAATGCGAGAAGCGCAGCCCTTCACAAAGGTTCTGCGCTCCTTGCGAACTTGACGCGATATTCGTCAAGAAGGGCGACGTTATCCCATGCAAGCGGTGCTCGACAGAGATCGTCTCAAAAGGTGGGCGTCACTGGTATTGTGATCCGTGCCGGAAGACGGTGAAAAACGAGACGAACAAGGAACTTGAACGGCGCAAACGGCGGTCTGCTGGCATAGTCGCATTCGGGGAATGCAAGCCCTGTTCGCTATGCGGCTCTGGCTTCGCGGTCACCAACGGGCAGCAGCTTTATTGCGAGCCATGTGGCGCAGAGCAAAAGAAGGCCTTGGACCTCCAACGGAAGAGGAAATATCGCCGCGAAGGATCCTACAAGCGGTGGCATACAACACGGCGAGCGACCGATCCTAAGTACGCTCTCGATCTTCGCATGAAGAACGCCATCCGCAGGGGTCTCCGTCTTGGCAAAGGCGGTCAGTCATGGAAGGCGCTAGTCGGCTTCAGCCTTGAGGAATTGAAGACGCACATAGAGCGGCAGTTTCTCCCCGGCATGAGTTGGGAGAACATGGAAGAATGGCACATTGACCACATCCTGCCTCTCGCGTCGTTTGAGTTTTCGGAGACTACGGGCCCTGGATTTAAGGCCGCATGGGCTCTGACGAACCTCCGCCCCCTATGGGCAGAGGACAACATCAGCAAGAAAGATAAGCGCTTAGTCCTGATCTAGCGCCAACCCTGGGAACATCATGAGCCGGAATGGTTCGATTGACCTCGATTTCGGGGATGGAACATACACGTTCCGCCTCGCAATCGGGCAGCTTCGCGAATTGCAAGAGTCGATCAATAAGACCCGCGTGAAACTCGGAGCCACATTGATCGGCCCTGGCACCCTCTACAACCTTATCGCCTCTCGTGATGCGTGGCCTCATGAAATCCGTGATGTGATGCGTCTTGGCCTCATTGGTGGCGGGATGAAGCCAGCAGATGCGCTGGATTTGGTCCGCCGCTATGTCGAGGAGCGCCCGATCGCTGAGACGAGCGTCCACGCCCTCTTGGTCCTGGGCGCTGCCCTGTTCGGGACACCCGAGGAGGAACTTGACGAGGGAAAAGAGAGCCCAGCGAGCCAGGATCAGACGCCATAAGGTTCGCTGGGTTTTATGGCTGGGGCGGCATTTTGGGTTTTTCACCGCGCCAAATTGACGAACTTTCGCTCTGGGAGTTCAGGGCGGTCGTGACCGAGTACAAGAAAGCCCACGATCCGAAGGCTGAAAAAGCCCTCTCTTCCTCAGAAGAAGACGCCCTCTGGCGTTGGATGACGGAGTAACGGCCATCGCTACCGATGTAGAAAGACTCGTCGTCTCCCTGGAGGCGAGCGCGAAGAAGTTCGAAAGCGCGATGACTCGTGCGGCCGGCCTGACGAACACCTCCATGCGTCAGGTCGAGCGGCGCACGGAGCAGGCGGCCAACCGCATCACGCAGTCCTTCAGCCGTGCCGGCACCGCTGTCCGGACGGGGCTTGCTGGCGTCTTTGCCGGCCTGTCGGTTCAGCAGATCGCGCAATTCTCCGACAGTTTCACCAAGATCCAGAACAGCCTGAAGGTCGCAGGTCTGGAAGGGCAGGCCCTCCGCAAGACCTATGAGGAGCTCTATGCCATCTCGCAGCGTCAGGCAGCGCCGCTTGAGGCCATGGCGACCCTCTACGGGCGTCTGAGCACGGCCCAGAAGGAACTGAACGTCTCGGGCTCCGAGATGCTGCGGTTTACTGAGCTCGTGGGCATGGCCCTGCGGGTCTCTGGGACGGGCGCACAGGAAGCCTCCGGGGCGCTCCTGCAGCTCTCGCAGGCCCTCGGCGGCGGCAAGATCCAGGCAGAGGAATACAACAGCCTTCTCGACGGCGCTCGGCCGCTCCTTCAGGCCGTGGCCGCAGGCATGGTCGAGACGGGCGGCTCTGTCGCCAAGCTCACTGCGCTCGTGAAGGAGGGTAAGGTTTCGTCGGAAGCCTTCTTCCGTGCGGCTCTGGCTGGCTATCCGCTGCTTGAGAAGCAATCTGCCTCTGCCGGCACCACCATGTCGCAGAGCATGGGTAAGGCCCGGGATGCGCTCACGAACCTGATTGGCAAGATTGATGAGTCCCTGACCGCATCCAATCAGGCATCAGGGGGCGTGAACAGTTTCGCGGCTGGCATCGACGCGATCGCCAACGCGGTGCCGGGGGCCATGAACGCCCTGAATGATCTCTACACGCGCATGACGGAGATCGGCAACTCGGACGTTTTCAAGAACGTCAATGAATGGCTGGCTAGCAAGGGCCTGTCGGGCATGAATGGGGTCACGCCCGTCAGCCGCTTCGATCAGGTCTTCGGCGCCAAGGCGAACGCCGGCAGCATGGCGGGCTATAAGCCCGGGGCGAGGCCAGCCCCGGTTGCCACTCCCACCATCAGCCCCATCCGCAATGCGGATTATGGCGTCCCGGGCGATGACAAGAGCACCGGCCGAGGCGGCGGCAAGTCTTCAGCCGAGCGTGTCAACGAGTTGCAACGCGAGACGCAGGCTATTCAGGAGCGCACCCGCGCTCTGGGTGCCGAATTGCAGACCATTGGCCTATCAGCCGGCGAGACTGCGAAAGCCGAAGCCGCCTTCCGTCTCCTCGAGGCCGCGAAGGAAGCCAACGTCGCTGTCACACCGCAACTGAAGGCGCAGATCGACAGCCTGGCCGCCGCCTATGGCGAGGCCACGCAGAAGATCGAGGACGCCCAGAAGGCGCAGGAAGCCGTGGCCGATGCCGCTCAAGAGGTCGGCTCCATGCTCTCGAATGCGTTTCAGGACGCCATCCTTGAGGGCGAGGAACTCGATCAGGTGCTGCAGAAGCTCGCCAAGTCGCTTGCCTCCAAGGCCTTCGACAACATCTTCGCCAATCTGTTCGGCGGCGCTGGCGGTCAAGGCGGGGGGCTTTTCGACGGTATCTTCAAGAGCCTCTTTGCCCCGGGTCGTGCCATGGGCGGGTCTGTGAGCGCCGGCCAACCCTACACGGTGGGCGAGAACGGGCGCGAGCTGTTCGTGCCGACCACCCCCGGCAAGATCATCCCGAACAGCAAACTCGGCGGCGGCGGCATGCAGGTCCAAATCTTCAACAACGCAGGGGCGCAGGTGTCCACGAAACAGACGCAAGGCCCGCAGGGGCCGCGCCTTGAGGTGCAGATCGAGCAGATGCTTGACGGCATGATTGCCGGTGGACGCCTCGACAAGTCCCTTAAGGGCCGCTTCGGCGTCAATCCGATGAGGGGCCGCTGATGCCGCTTCCTGTCTGGCCTGTCTCCGTTCCGCACGAGCCGTCCGCCCGCAACATCTCCGAGCCCTTCCGCAAGGCGCTGGAGAGCGAGATGGCGGCCGGCAATACCCGCTCGCGCCGCACGGCCACTGTCGGGATCGGCGTGGTCGACCTCACCATCCGCATGAGCACCCCGCAATTCGAGACCTTCAAGGCCTTCGTGCGCGACACCCTTAGCCACGGCACGGCCGATTTCGAGATGCCCGTCTCGGACCTGACCGGTTGCACGGTGCGGCGGGTTCGTCTGCGCAACGGCGGGCAGTATCAGCCCTCCCGCGCCGGCAACCGCATCTTCGTCTCCTTCTCCCTCGACGTGTGGGATCTCTAAGTGCCGATTTCCGCCACGCAAGCCTGGGCAGAGGCAGCCGCCTCCGCGCCCAAGGATGAGGTCATGCTCATCACGATTGAGCTGATCCATCCGACATTTGTGGAGAACGGGCAACCGGCGCCGATCCGCGCAGTGCGCAACTCCGTCGATGTCAGTTTCCGCCTGGAGGATGGCGCACCGGTGGGCGGCGGCAACGTCGTTCCCTTCAAAGCCATTCCCTTCGAGATCGATTATCCCCGCATCGGCAACCTCGGGGCGGAGGCCACCATCCGGCTCGACAACGTGAACCGAGAGGCCTCCCGCTACCTGCACGAGGCTGTAAAGCTCAATACGCCCATTCAGGCGATCTTCCGCGGCTATCTGGCGTCCGACCCCAACACGGTCGGGCAGGGGCCTTACAAGCTGATCCTGCGCAACGTGAAGCGCACGGCGCGGCAGCTTGAGGGGCAACTCGCCATCGCCCGCCCGCAAAACATGAGGGTCATGAGGGAAGTTTACGACATGGTGCGTTTCCCGTCCCTGCTGCAGGTATCATAGGAGCCAATGATGAAACCGCTGAACGGCGATCTGATTATTGAGGGCACTATCCAAGCTGACGCGGCGCCTCGCGCCTGGACGGACCCGGACGATGCCCCGGAGCTTACGGAAGAGTGGTTTGCAAAGGCAGTCGTTCATGAGAACGGGCAGCCAGTGCGCAGCCGCGACGGAAGCAATGACTGACCGTCTCGCCTTCTATGAGAGCCTGATCGGCAAGCCCTACAAGATCGGAGAGCGCGGCCCTGCCTCCTTCGACTGCTACGGCCTCGCCCGTCACATCCAGAACGAGCTCGCAGGCGTCTCCATGCCGGATGTCGCCTTTGCCGAGCCCACGACCCGGGCACAAGCCGAGGCCATGCTCTCGCATCCCGAGCGCCAGGCGTGGGAGGAGATCACCGAAGCCGAGGCGCGTGAGCTTGATCTTGTCCTGATGGGCAACGTCGCCAAGCGCGACTTTCATCTCGGCACCTACATCGTCCCCGTCACGACCGGCGCGGTGATCCACATCGATAAGACTGCCGGCGTGGTCGTGGACGATCTGCCGGCTCTCCGCGCCTCCGGTTTCAATTTCCTGCGTTTCTTCCGCCGCAAAGCGTAATCATGGCCCTTGCTGTAAAGCATTCTCTCCTTGTCTTCGACCCGGAGCGCGACGACGTTCGCCTGCAAGAGAGCGGGCTCGTGCTCCCCATTGCCGAGCACAAGACCCGCAAGCGCAAGCCGACGATCGAGCAACTGGTCGCAGAGACCGGCTGGCAGTTCAACCTGCCGACCGTCTGCAAGGTCAACGGAGCCTATTACTCACGCACCGAATGGGCGACCCATCGGCTGGCAGCGAACGACAATATCGAGTTCATCAGTCGGCCGCTCGGCGGCATGGGCGGTGGTGGCGGATCCTCGGCCAAGAGCATCGGCGCGATCGTCGCCATGGTGGCGCTCACGGCGCTTGCTCCGTGGGCCATGGGCGCTATCGGCCTCACCGGCATGGCTGCCTCGATCGGCTCCTCCCTGCTCATTGCAGGCGGCGCCATGGCGATCAGCCACTTCCTCAAGCCCAAGGCGGGCGGACAGACAGCCGAGAAGGACGACCTCTACTCCTTCGGCTTCGGCGGCAACCAGGCCCGCCCGCTCCAGCCCATCCCGGTCCTCTATGGCCGCACGCTGACCTTCCCCGATTTCGCCGCTCCGAAATATAGCGAGTTCGACGGCGACAACATGACGGAATACGCCATCCTGTGCGTGACCGCAGGGCCGGCAGACATCGAGGAAGTCCGCCTTGCAGACACCAGCATCTGGACCAAGGCGGGCGGCTATAACCCTTCCTTCCCAGGCATCGAGATCGAGATCGTCAACCCCGGCGAGCAAGTTGACCTGTTCCCGGTGAACGTGGTCACGGCGTCCGAGGTCTCGGGCTACGAACTAACCCAGACATTCAGCCCCGGCTACACCGCGAACGCGGCCGGCACTGAGGCGAAAGAACTTTTGCTCGACTTCGTGTTCCCGTCCGGCTGCTTCTGGACGTGGAAGGGCGAGGTGCGCAAACAGCAGGTTGGCGTCGAGGTGCAGATCCGCCCGGTCAACGATGCCGGCGCTCCCACCGGGGCTTGGCTCACCGTCTGGACGACCGTCTACAGCTTCGCCAAGCAGTCGCAGATCCGCATCACGGAGCGCATCGACATCCCGAACGGCCGCTTTGAGGTCCGGGCACGGCGCACCAATCAGCCGGTCAAGGACATGCCGCAGGATGAGCGCTTCGGTGGTGTTGACGACATCATCTGGTCGGCACTGCGGGCGCACATCGACGGGCCGAATACCTTCCCGCGTGTCACCACCATCGCCATCCGGGCCAAGGCGTCTGAAGCCCTGTCCGGCGTGATGAACGGGAACGTGGGCGTCATCGCCACCCGCATCATCCCGGTCTGGACGGGTTCGGGCTTCGTGGAGCAGCCCTCGCGTTCCATTGCCTGGGCCGCCCTCGACATCTGGCGCAACGCGGATTACGGCGCGGGCCTCTCGCTCGATCAGGTCGATTTTCAGAGCTTCTATGCCTACGACCAGCTTTGGTCCTCCCTCGGCCATACCTTCGATCACGTATTCAAGGAGCCGCAGACGCTCGATGATGCGCTCGAGACGATCCTGAAGGCAGGCCGCGCCATGCCGGCGCCTGTGGGCGACCGCCTGACCGTCGTGCGCGACGAGCCCCGCGGCATCCCGCGCATGATGTTCACCGACTATGACATCGTGCGGGACAGCCTCACCATCGACTACACCCTGGCTGACGACGACATCGCGGACGGGATCGTGGGCGAGTACATCGACCAGACGACCTACCGCCCCGCCGAGGTCTCCTCCGCGCCCGATGGCGTGACGCTCGCCAAGCCTGCCCGCGTGCAGCTCCCCGGCGTGACCAAGCGCTCGCAGGCGGCGGGCCTCGTGCGCTTCATGGCCGGCGAGAATGCCAAGCGGCGCATCATGGTCTCATGGACCGCCCGCGCCGAAGGCCGCCTGCTCAAGCGCGGCGATTTGGTCGTCCTGTCGTGCGAGGAGCCGGAAACCTGGGGGCAGTCGGCCGAGATCAAAAGCTACAACGACGCCGCGCGGGCGATCACCTTCGACCGCGATCTCGATTGGGACCTGAACACCCTCAACCATTACGTCGAGATCCGGCGCCGGGACGGGCAGCCGTGGGGACCGGTGCGCGTCACACGCGGCACCTCCGACCGCATCGCCATCGTAAACGCGGCGGACTTCGCCAGCGAGACCACGCGGCAGGGCATGAGCCTGGCCGATGCCGTGGCCCGCTCGGATCTGGCCGACCGTCCGACCGCAGCCTTCTCGCCCGGAGAGCCCCGCACGTTCAGGGTCTTGATCACCGAGGGCACTCCAGACACGGACGGGGAGCACATCACGCTCTCGGGCGTCGTGGACGACCCAGCCGTCTATGAGGTGACGGAGACCGGCGTCACACCGCTGCCGAACATCCCTGATGTGTTCTCCCCGTCCATCCCGGTCATCACAACGCTCTCGGCGCAGGTCTACCAGCGCGGCACGAGCCTCGTGCTGCAAGCGGGCTGGCAGCCGGCCAAGGGAGCGATCACCTACATCGCGGATGTGTCCTATGACGGCGGCGAAACATGGGTCAGGGCCTATAGCGGCGACAAGACGACGTTTGAGGCCCTTGTCGCGGGCGCACAGGCGATCCGGCTCCGGGTGGCCGGCGTCACTGCGGCGAACGTGACCGGCGCCTTCAGCGTCGTGATCGTGACCCCGCCGCCGCTCGTGCTGGATAACTCCTTCCTGATCATGAAGCTGCGTCCGGATGACTTCGTGCCGGAACTCGGGCGCAAGCTCGACAGCCTCGACCTCCTCGACCAGATCGCGGACGTGGCGGGCGAGACAACGGTTCTGGCGCATGAGGCCAGCGACCGCGCCGAGGCGGCCATCACGCAGATCGCCACCGTGAAGGTGGACAATGAGATGGCGATCGCGGACTTGCAGACGACTGTCAGTGCGCGGTTCAATCAGGTTGATAGTGATCTCGACGCCTATGAGATCAGCGTCAACGAGCGCTTTACGGCGGTTGCCACCGTCACCGGACAGCTCATCGGGGCTTACAAGGTCACAATCAACTCCGGGGGCTACTTCGGCGGCTTCCAACTCGTCGGCGCGAGCGGCCCGGGTGGGACGTTGCAGACTGAGTTCAAGATCGCCGTCGATAGATTCCTCGTCGGCGCCCCTGGCTCGGGCTTCGGAGAGGAGGCGGTCTTCGCCATCGGGACGCGCAACGGTGTCGGGCGCATGACCCTGCGCGGCGACTTCATCGCGGACGGCTCGATCAACGCGAACCAAATCAATGTCGTGAGCCTTTCGGCCATCACCACCAACAGCGGCCTTGTGCAGTCCTCGACCGATGTCACCACGGCGGGCGGCTTCCGTCTCGACGGCCCGGAACGGCGCATCGAAATCTGGGACAACACCTAATGGCGCGGCGTGTCGTCATGGGTCGTATGCCTAACGGCTCGTATGACCTGCGCATCTCTCGCAGGGGCTTCGATGCCCTCGCGGCGAATGTGAACGATCCGCGGCAGATTTCCTTCTCAGCGCAACGTGCGGCGCGGGCAAAGGTCGGAGCGGCTGGCTTTGCATCGTCTCTCGGCGCATGGGTCGGGCTGGGCAAGACGTTCGCCTATCCCCCGCCGACCATCATGGCGTTCAAAACAGGCGGTCGGGTGATCTTCAACCACTACCAGTATCTGCCAACAGATACGAGCAACGGCGTGTTCTTCGGCTCTCCGGTGTGCCTTGTGGTGCAGCCCGGTCAGGTGAGGATAATCCGGGCGAACAATTGGGGTTCCTACAGCATGCAGGCTGGCGATCGGGTTCTGTTTTACACGCTATCGCAGGACTGATCATGGCCCGTCGCATGGTTCTCGGCCGGCGCGGTGCTGCCTATGGCTTGTGGGTGTCGCAACCGGGCTACGATGCCCTGACGGCACCCGATGCCAATCTCCTGTTCACGATGACGGAACGGGCCGGGATGGTGCTGGCCTCGGGCGCGGTGGTCGTGCCCGGTGGGGGCGGTGCGGCTTGGGTTGCCTTCCCTCAGGTCTACCCCTCTGTGCCTCTGGTCTTTGCAGGCCCTCTCTGGGCTTACCCGCAGCCGCTGGCCGTGAGCACAGAGGCCAACGCATCCGGGTTTTATATCCGGGCAGAGCGCGATGCCTACAACAACAACTATCCGGCAGCCGGCATGACCGCCACATGGTTCGCCGTCATGAAAACAGAGAACTAGATGGCAAGGCGCGTCATTCTCGGGAAGATCGGCGCCGATTATCGGTTCCGCGTCTCACAACCAGGCCTGGACGCGGCGACGGCGGGCCTTGATGGCCTGATCTTCGACGCGGACAACATCCCGGCGCGGGTGGCCGCGACAGGGCTTGCGACAATCGGCGCGGCACCGCAGCCCAAGCAGCCGGCAACCGTCACACTGGCTCATGGTGCTGCACCGTCCCTGTGCATCGGGGTCGCCGAGTCGACCTATGTCACGACAGGTTTCGAATACTTCTCGGGCACATGGTTTATCCGCATCCGCAACCCCAACCTCAACGGCGGCAACCCTTCGACTCGGTACAACGAGGTCCCCGACATGGTTGGGCAATGGGTCACGCCCTTTCTGTTCGAAGGGGACGACAGCCAAGGCACTGTCCAGAGCTGCGGCTGGCGCATCTCCTGGGACGGGACGAACATCAGCCTACACAACTACTCAGGCAACGGCATCCGGGTCCGCTGGGCCGCTCTGGAGTTTTAGAATGATCCTCTACACCGACGATGAAGGCCGCTATCTCGGCCACCTCGACCAAGCCTATCCGGCCCCGGCTGATGTGCTGGAGAAGGTGAGGGCCGAGCGCGAGGGTCATGCCTGGGACATCCCGCCCTTCGGCCCCGAGTTCTGGTACTTCCCCGAAGGCGTGCCGACGATCCGCCCGAAGCTCGATTACACCGTTACGGAGCGGCAGGACGGCGACGACAAGGTGACGGTGATCTCGGGCATTCCCGCAGGCGTCCTCGTCACTGTGACCGGCCCGGAAGGCGAGCAGGCGGTCGAAGCTGATGGCGAGGATCTCGAACTCGTGCTGCGTGTGGCAGGCACCTATTCCGTCAGCTTCGATCCTTTCCCCTCTCAGCCGGTTTCGCTCGTGATCGACGTGACCGAGAAGGGAGCCTGAGATGGCCCGTCTCGAAATCGGCCCGAGCCTCGATCAACTCCGCGACCTGGCAGAGCAGGCCATCGATCGGCACTTCGACCCGGTGCGGCAGCGCATGGCGCTCTACACCCGCAAGGTCGCCCGCGCCGAGCAACACCTCGCGGGCAACCCGTCCGCCATGCTCAACCGGGAAGCCCAGCGCCGGCACATCAAAGCCGACGACATCGCCCGCCAGATCATCGCGCTCGCTGAAGCCGACGAAGCGCAGGAAGACCAGCGTGTCGCCCTGAAGCTGAAGGTGCGCAAGGCGCTCACCGCTCCGAAGATCCGCAAACTTTTGGCCGAGAACGGCATCACGCTCGGCCGATAAGAGGA